GGGACGGTGCTTAACTCTAAAGCAGAATTTAAAAACCTTTTGACCGTTGCGTCTTCTTCTGTCTGCTGAATCTGCTGATCTCTTTGCTTGCCTAGCTGAAACTGGCCCGCAATGTTTTGACCTGTTTTAACACCACCACCTAGATTACTAGCAATGTTAGGCGCCAGTTGGAATTGATTCGCTGTCTGTAAAGCCATTATATTTCCCTCGCTGCAAACTCATCGCTTACTTGTAGAAAGCCTGAGTTATGAACTGTTACCGCTTCAGGTCTATAAGTATAAAGCTCTTGCGCCATTCGTCCTATAAATTTCTTAGCTGACCCAATATAGCTAAACTCATATATTCCGCCATTTTCATCAGCGCCAACTTTGTTTATATTGTCCTTTAGTCGAACATCTGAAAAGTTAGACATTCCAGTGCCACTAGAAGGAAGACCACCGCCACCTGACATCCCACCACCTGCAAAGCCTAGCGCCATTCCGCTCAATGCTGCTACATCACCAATGCCCTGATTAACTGCCTGCGCTGAACCAAGTATACCTGACGCCCTGGCTTGTGATCCTGCTTGCTGTAGGTTGGCAATATTTCCGGCTGATTGTGCGCCAAACTGACCTAGATTAGTTGTAGCTGCTTGACCTTGGCCCGCTATCTGACCTAATCGACCAAACTGATTATTAAAATCTTGTTGTGCAAAGCCTGTGTCCAGTTCTGATAGTGCGGCTCGAATATTCCCACCACCTATGCCTCCCATAGACTGTGCGCTTCGCATCCTTTGTTTTCTCGCTCGGTCTCGCATAAACTTCTGACCAGGAGATTCGTTAAAGGCCGCAAATGCTTCGTTTTGAGCATCTTGACCACCCAGCCCTAGCAATGCTTGTTGTTGCCCTAAAGCGCTTACCCCAGCCTCTTGAAACGGCTGTAAGTTGCCTTGAGTTACATCAAACTGTCTGCGCTGTTCTGCAATACCAGCTTGTGTGCCTTCAACTTGAGTTTCTGCCGCGTCTTTTGCTGCTTCAGAAGCGTTATTTGCTCCAAAAACCGGCCCTGCTATCGATGCTACTGCGCCCATTCTTATCTCTCCAAACCAAGGTAAACTTGGTCATGTAATTTGCCATTTTTTAAATAAGAGTTTTTGCTTAAACCTTCAAGCTTAAAACCTTGCTTTTGTATAAACTTTAAAACGTCTTGATATATAGATGGGATAGTTACTTCTATCTTTTGCGCTTTTGTATTATCCCAAACCCATTTTTTAGCCAGCTCTCCAAACTCCATCGATTTTTCTCTATGGTTTTTTAGAATCTGTATATGACCTTCTAAAGTAACGCTGTTTTTCCAGTGAAAATAAACCAAGCATGTCTCACTATCATCTGTTAGATAATAAACGTAATCACACGGCTCCACTGGATTAAAATCTTTAGATTCAGGCGAGCCATCGTCTGATATTCTCGCGTATATTTCAGGGTCACAGAATATGCGCTTTATCAAATCAAGATCATTAGTTTGCTTTATAATCACAATTCATTACCTGAAACTTTAAACGCAATCGACAATGCTGCATTACTTTCCATTCTTAATGTACCGCCCGCTGGTATAATCTGACCAACTAAAGCTGCGCCAACATCAAACCGATTACGCACCACTATCTTTAATGGCGTCACAGCAGGTAAAGCAGTACCGGCCGCATCATAAATATAAGCTTTGTATGTTTTGTTTGAATCAGTGTTGTTTGAAGCTGTAAACGCCTCGATTCTAGTCCCGTTACCGTCAGTTGGTGACGTGTAGAATGACTCTATATTGTCAGCTACTGCGTTCTGCTTGCTATTAACTAGTGTTGCGTCAGTCATTTACACCTCTGTAATCTCATAAAACCATCCATTTACAACGATTGAAGAAGCCGCTACTGACGAAAACCTAAATCTACAGCCGCCGGTTCTTGTTGCCTCGTCTCCAATATAAATTTTAAAAGGCGATGTGATTGGTGTACCTGTAGCCGCTGTTTTGTAGTATAAATGTGACATCAATTTTTCGTACGGCGCTACACCTTCAGCAAGACTAATAATTAAATCCACTTCTTGTGCGGCTGCATTGTTGAATGCTAAATCCAATCTAAAATAAACAGTGTCCCCGATTTTAAGGCTGCTAAAATCGAACTTGTTTGTCGCAGGGTTCCATAGCACAGATTTTGAATCTGGATTGTATGCGTTAGTAAAAGAGCCGACAGCATTGTTAGTTAAGTATGTGTTTGTAGCTCCGGCGGTATGTGTTATCGGCGTTGCCGTTGTAGCTGTATCGTTAGCATCAAACCAATACGTCTTTGTGAATCCTGTGATTAGCGCTGTTGTATCAATTATTGATTGAGCGTTTACTAGTATTGCGGCGGCATTAGTCGCTACAGTTGTATATAACGCTGAAAACATTGCGTTGATCTTTGTACCACCTGCCCGCCACTTGTCACCTGTGCCGTCATTTGCTGTTGATCCTAAACCTAGAGGGTCATACGCCATTATGCTTCATCCATATCAAATGTGAATTTATCAGAATCCCATGAAAAACCTTCGTCATCCCACGTTAAAAAATCACCGCTACCCATTTGCTCTTGCAGTGCGAATAATTGCGCTCGTACTGATGAGCTATTAGTTATCGTATTTGTAACTATTGTCGTTGTATTTGTTTGCGTAGTTAGTGATTCAATCCAGTTTATAAATCTGAGGGTTGGCTCACCTTTTGCTGTTAAAAATTCGCCACGTCTTGGCGGTATTAGATTCGACATTATTGTGATCCCAAAGCAGGTGTTGCGGCTAATCTGATAAGGTTAGCGCGTACCTTGTCTGTAATCTTTAGCTTTATCATGCGTGAAACTGGGAAACGCCCTTGCTGCCTCCAGATTGACCTATGACCATACTCGCCAATCTTGCCAATTGATCGGCTAAATTCATCGCTGAATGTTCGGCCACCGTCATCCGAAAAGCACATTCTGATTTTAGGGTCTGAACCTTGCCCGCTTGTTAGTCCTACGCCACTCTGTAAAGTAGCTTCGAACTCTCCTGCAAATAAAGCCATGCCGTTTTCGCTAAAGGGTGAGGTTATGCTAAATGTCGTTATTTCTTCGCCATAATAATCAAGTGTATCTGTGTCAAGCTCTCCAATGATGCCTGTTGTTTGATCGCCAACCAGCAACTTACCGTAAGCCTGTACAATCGATTGAACTCTAAAGCGGTTATCATCTACGCCTGTTTGAAGCTCAAACCAGATATTACTCTGCATGTAAGCTGATGCTGTTGCGTTATAAACAAACGTTCGTGAAGCTATTCGCGTCGACTCAAATGTAAATATCGCAAAGAATTGACCATGTCTTGCGTACGTCATCGAAAAACTAGCTTCTATTTCTGCTTTGTTAAATCGCTGGATTTCTTTATCAATAGCATCTGAGCTGATCTTTTGCGCACTTGAGCTGCCCGTAACTTTCCAAATCGCTGTCTGTTCATTTAATCCACCGCCTGCAAAGCAAAATGTATTATCAAATTCAACTGGTGAAAATCTAGCGTGTGCGCCTTTCTGAATGTTAGCGCCAGGGATGCTTGCATAAGGGAAGCCGACACCACCCACATACTGGAATAGCTCAATAGTTTGTTCGCCAATAACAAACAACTCATCATGATTAACATGAAGCGCCACAATTTTATCACTACTTATTTCAGCGGCTCCAAACTCTAAAGCGTCATAGTTGAATGGATCGTTAAGAAGTGAGTTAAAAAACACCGCTCCGTCACTTGATGAGAATAAAAACAGCCCGTTTTTAAAAACTACTGTGTCGGACGTTCTGAAATCAGCGTCTGTTATCTGCGCTAAAACATTTGTAACAGTAGTAAACACGTAGGATTTGCCGCCCGGCACTACTATTACAATATATTGTGATCCTGTATCGACGTTTATGCCGTTAATTGCCATAGATACATTGCCTAAGCCCTCGATCGCGCCGTGACTTGTTACGACAAAAGTGGACGATACAGAAATCAATGTGTTTCCGTTGACAAAATAAGGAACGCCGTTGGCAACAATAGATCCACGATTGCCAGCAAAGCCACTATCAACCAACTGCTTCAAACCTGGAGGCTGGAACAATGCGCGAGTGTTTAATGCTGCGCTTTCCGCAACTACAGGTATCCAGTTAACACATCGCTGTGATGAGAAAGGTGCGCTCTCTGATTGATAGAAGCTAAAGCCTAAAGGTAAAGGTAAGCGAGCCATTATCCAAAGTCCGGTTGAAGGGTTAAACTTTCCATTTCTTCATCCCATCCAAGTAGGTCGTCTAAAAACTGTATCGCCTTGCCATTTATAGATTGCATCTTAATTGGTGGCGTGTCGTACTCGTCGGTTAATCTTGCGGCTAAGTTGTAAATAATTGCTTCTTGCCATTCTTCAGGAAAGTCTAACGTCTCAGTTCCAGACGTTATAGTCTTTAGTGGTCGTTCATACGTATAGCGCACAAAATCATTCACACTGCTGGCTGTTTGCCACACATACAACCTCCCGCTTGTCAGTTGCGGGGAGTAATAGCAGTTAATAACTGAGCCTTGTGAAGTTTTATTTATTTGATTGAAATACTGGTTTCGGCTCCAGCTTATGACTGGGATTTCGTTATCATCACCAAACGTTTTACGCCGATAAGATAAAATTCTATTTGGCCGCTCTGCTAGAGTTGTAAATGTAAACACACTATTACCAAGAGTAGCGGCAGACGGCAAAACCGTATCAAGTGAAATCTGTGTTGTGCTGTCAACGCTTCGGATAGTTGTCCAGAATCGCGTTTTATCATTCATCTGAATGCCAGCATTATCACCAGCAGCCATACCTACTGTTGATGTTACTGGTATTACATCATCATTTAATACGTGAGCTGAAGTAGTATTGGTTCCCGCAAAGTCATCAAACTGACAAGCTTTGTCACCTGACGAACTTAATAGATAGTCAGATTTACCAACATCAAGAAAAACAATAGCCTCATCTTTAGACCATAAGTGTAGACCTTGAGCGCCCCAAGATTTAATCATTAAATTTAACGCGTCTTGGCCGTCTTGATACTCATGCGATTGCAAGTCTTGTTCTGCAATCTTGACACCTATTTTGCTGAAAGCCTTTGTGACTATCTGATTAGCTGTCATTGAAAATGTGGTTGTACCACTAGTAGTCATAGATCATCCTGCGTGATAGCTGCGGGGAATTCATCAACGGTACGTAAACGAACATTTGTCACAAATTGGTCGTCTTCTCTACCTTTAAGTTTAAGTTGTGGGTGCGCTGGGCTCCATTCTGATTTATGAACCAAAAGCCCAGCTTTCTCGCCTGTTAACTTTTTCATTTCTGAAGCGGGAAACTTAAAGCCTGACATATCACTAATGACCCAATGATCACCTAATTTAAAGTTTCTCTTCATTAATTAACCTGCTTCTACAATTTCAACAGTTCCTGTTGCAGAACTGCCAGCCGTTAACAGCCATCCGTTATAGGGGGCCGTCATTGTTCCGATTACTCCAGCAGCTATAGACACCGCGCCACCAGCTGGAGTATCAAATACAGGGCTTGCGCCTTGAATCCGCTGATTAGTCACTGTAATAACAACAGTTTGATTAGTTAAGTTTTGAATCGTTGCGGTGTATTCAGGCCCGCGCTTATAATTAGTTGCAAACTGCTTTGTCGTTTCTGCTGTGAAAATAAGGGTTGATCTAGCCATGATTAAGCCTCCTTAGTCCAAACTCCACGAACATCTACAACTTGCCAAGCCACTACACCATCAAGACTAGCCAGCGTCACAAAGTCGCCTTTCTTAGCTGTTGCTTTAGCGTTAATTAAATCTTTGTTATCTGTAGAGCTGCCAGCGTAAGTGATGCCGTCTGCTGCTGCTGGACTAATGTTTAAAGCTGCCTGTCCGTCATCTGCCATGTTGATAAAGGTAACTGTATTACCAACAGCAATCGAAGGTAAGGTATAGGCAATCGCATCTAATGTAGATACAAATGATTTACCTGAGTCGTCTGTGATAACAACGGTATAGTTTGCTGTTTTGATTGTTGAATTACTATCAACCAAAAAAGAAGACACGCCATTTGGAAATGCTGTTAAACGTAATTTAGATAATTCTGACATTTTTAAAACCTCTTTAGTGCCTCACGGATTCAAACCGCAACTTACCCGACAGGGACACAATTAGAAAAGGGCCGAAGCCCTAATATTTATACGCCTGCTGAACCGTATGCACCGCGTGGATCGCTCCAGCCTGCTACATAACGCTCATCTGCTTTGAATCGTGCGTTACTTGTGCCAAAGTCCATATCTTGATCGAATGAAACGCTTTGACGATTCATCATCTTCATACCATCAGGCGCATTAGTTTTGATAAACCAGGCTGTATCTGATGTTAGATAGTTATTGACCATGTGACCGCTTGGAAGCATACCAGTCGCTCTAACCGCATTGATTGCATTGTTGCCAGTGTCATTCTGTAACGTAGAGTTAAGAATTCGTTCAGCTTCAAAGCCCAATTTAGGTGGAACAATCAAACGCTCACCGCGTAATGCAATACGTAAGCCGCGAGGGTCTGTTGCTTCGTTGATCTGGATCAATAAATCTTCCAGTGAAGTTTCAGACAATGCCGCCGGTGTTGCTAGCTCGTTACTAAAAGTAGTCGAGTCAGAAGGGCCGTTAATGTGTAGCTGTGAAAACAATTCAACACCATCACCGCCAGCCATCAAGAAAGCAGAGTTAAAGCCTCGGTTATAAACGTTAGCGCCAACATTTTCTTTGGTCTGCTGCATTGAAAAAGCTAGAGCACGAGCTCGCTTTTCAAACAAATGGTAAAGGTTATCAGCCATTGCTTCTTTCGTTACGATAAAACCTTTAGCGTAAGTTAAGTTTGTAAACTTAGGTGAGAAGCCAGCTTGTTGAGAGTCATAAGCTACACCAGCGCCTTCTTGCTTAACAGGTGCTAAACCGAAACCTTCAAACTGTTGATCTTGCTCAAATGCTTTGTTGGACGTTTCAGTGTTAAAAAGCATAGGCCATTGCTCGCTATGTTTTTCATAAGCCTGACCGAATACGTTTTTGATCCCTTCGACTAATAGGGGGCTAATATTACCTGTTGTGATTACTCCAGACATAATTAAATACCTACCGTATTAGTTGTTGATTCGTTGATTCTGCAATATAAAGTCGTTCCGGCTGCTGTTCCGCCATCTTTTAGACCTTCAATTCGAATCTGTGCAGTTCCAGCGATAACAGTGCCTGTGTTAACTGTCATGTTTGAGTTAACTAGACCGCCTGATGCTGTTGCTACTGATGCTACAATTTCAGCGTTTCCGCCTACGTCAGTGACTGCAACAGTTGTTGAGCTTTCAGCTTCTAGCAAAATCATTGGATCGGTTGCCACCTTTACAGTGCCAGCTGTACCAGCCGCTAAGCCTTTCGCCTGAATGTCTGAAACGTTAAAGTCGATACCAACAATAGGGCCGGTAATAAGCTGACCTGCTGCTGCTGCATCTACTTGCGCTAGACCGTCTGAATTTGCTGTGCCAGTAATGCGAACGAGATCACCAACCGCTAAAAGGGTAGAATGTCCTGCTGCAACTGAGTATGTTTGAACTTTTCCAGTGTATGAACCACCAGAAATATCTTGTACGGGGCGGAATCCACCAGCCATATATTTCTCCAAATTAAAAAGTATACAATGCCCAAAGCGGGCGTTAGTTTACAAATCAATCTGGAGTTTCTTGCCAGTATTTTGACTTGGGATGATCAACGCATCTACGAAGATGATCACTTATCGCTTAATGTTTTATTGACGCATCCTGTCTAGAATGCGTCAAGGTAACGTCATTTTATCAAAGTAAAGCCTAATATGCTAAATTATCTCTCTTTCTACTACAGACTTAGATCCTAACGGTACATACTCCTCTTCTCCAAGCGTTTGCGCCTGGTTCTGAGTGGCATCAATGTTGCGCTTTTGTTGTGCTGCAATATCTTCGTCGTAGTATATCTTTTCGATTTCCATTAGATAATGTACTTCACCATCACCAGCGGGAACCGTTATGGCATCACCTTTATCATCTGTAACTTTTTCCCAATATGCAGCTTCGAACTGTTGAATTGTTCCTTTCTTATCAAGCGCCCAATAGTATTGAAAACCTTCTTTCTTTAATCCTTCAGGTACATGCAATTTATTACCGGCGCTCATTGGAACTCTTGCAGGTCTGTTTTTTGGCTGGTGTGCTTTGTTTTCTCTAGTACTCATGATTTAACCCTCGTATCTTTAACAGCTTTTAAGAATGATTTCTGATCTTTGAATATTGATGAGCCGAACTGGTTCCATTCGTTTTGCTCTGCTGGCGTTAAATCATTCATAGTAAGATCTTTGTTGTTCTGCCTCGGCTTACGTACCGGAGTTTCATTAGAGTCAGGCTGATCTCTTCGTGGGTTGTTAACTGGGTAAAGTTTGCCTAGTCTTGCATCAACATGTTCAAGCGCTTGTTGTGCTGTGCAATTAGGGTTTTGATTAGCGTAATTATTCCAAATACCTTGCGCTATAGCTGCTTTTTCATCGTTGGGGTCATTAATCCATGCGTTTTTAGCTTCCCATGCAGTTATCGCAGGGTCTTTACCTGGTGCCGATGCCGTTTCATTTGCTTTATCAGCTTCCAAGCTATCAAGTTTAGCCTGTGCTTTGTCGTACAACTCTTCGTCTGCATTGTTGACCGCTTCACGCTGTGACCGTTTAAGTTCTGCCACTTCTTCTGCGCGTCTCTTCTCGTTCAGCTTGTTTGTGTTTTCTAGTCGTTCATCAAACTCACTTTTCTGAGCGTCCATTCTTCGGTTAAGGTCGTTTATTTTGCCAATGAACTCACCGTCTTTGATGTATTCCTTTGCTGTCTTCCAGTTGCCCTCTTTGCCTTCAAATTCTTCTTCAGGTCTCCAACCTTGATCATATGCTGTTTGCTCTGTTTCGTTTAGTTGCGGCGCTTCTTGCTCTGCAACCTCTGCTACTTCAGGCGCTGTGCCTTCTTCGGTGTTTTCTTCTATGAACTCAGCTTCGTTCATGATTTATCCTCTAGTTGTTCAACCATCTCTTTGCTAAAGATGCCGATAATATCACTATCACTTACATATCTAAGTGATTCATACTTCTTGTCATAATCTGACACGCTTGAAAACTTGCCATCATAACGCCCTTTAAGCTCTACAACATCGCCAACCGCAACGCCCCAACCTTCTGGAGTATCGCAACCTTCAAACCCTTTATAGGCTGTTGGTCCAAACGATAGTATTTTGCCTAAGTCACGCCCTTTTCTTTCGCGTTCCTGCTCGTTAGCAGAGGATAGAACTATTCCACCCGTTGACACAAACTTAACAGGGATGATTTCAATTAGAACATAATGCCCTAAAGGTTTAACTGGTAAACTCATTCTGAATCCTCTTCTAAGATCTCGTAAGCTTCTTTAAGTGAGTTGATGCCTTCTGCTATCCCTTCATGTCGTGCTGCCGTCATAGCTGTCTCATCAGCCGTTGGGCGTAAGCATGATTCTTGCCTTAACTCTTGCAGACTATTTTCTATACCTGCAAATATTGCCTTTGTGACTGGGTTACTGTTCCAGTCCTGTAGATCCTGTGGTGTTATTACTGCCATTGCTTGGCTCCGTGGGTTGGTTTAATTCCTTCAAAGCTTGCTTGTTCTGAAGGTCTTGTGCATCCAACTGTAACTCAGTTGTATACGTTGATATTGAATTGTTTATGTCTTCAGTCTCTGCTTTCTCTAGAGTTAGAATTCTATCAGCTTCAATCTTTTTGGTTTCTGCATGTACTTTGTCAGCTTCAGTCGTTGCTTTCAAGTCTGCGCGTTCTTCTTCACGCTCTAATGCGTCGGCCTGTGCTGCTGCCAACATATCCATTCGTTCAGTTTCACCCATAATAAGCTGCTGTAAATCTGGGTTTTCTGATAATAACCTTTGAAGTCGCATTTGCGCGTCCTCTTCTGGAAATATCTCTTCAACGTTTTGCGAGCCGATTGATTCAAAGAACCCTTTAACAAGTGGTTGAATATTACCACCAGCGATAGAAACTAACTCTGCTTTGCTTAGCTCTGCTTCTGCTTGCTGAATACGCTGTATTTTACTTGATATTTCAGGGTTAGCAACTGGAACGATATTCATCTTTCTTAGATCGAAATCGCTTTCAAAGTTAGCTTCTTGATCGTCAAGTATTTCCTGATATTCAGCAGGGTCTAAGAATTTAGAGTTAAGCACGAATAGCTTTTTAAACTCTGCGCTCATAGCTCTGTATATTCTTAGGATTATAGCGCCCGCTGATTGCTGTTGCTCTTGAACCAAGGCTAATGTGGTAGTTGCTGGAGCGTTGGCCCCTAGCGCCTTCGTCAAATCTGCTGATGCGCTTAGCTCTTGCGATGATTGAACCATCATTTGCATTAATGCGAATAACGTTCCGCTAGGCTCTTTAATCGGTAATGGCACAATCCCATTGTGTAAATCTTGCGCGCTAATTCCGGTTTGTTTCCATTCTCCAGGCTTAAAGGATGAGTTGCCCATTTTACGCCTAAAGCTTTTAGCCATCCAACCGCTTTGACGATTCGCCATAGTGCCAGCGTCAACTAATTGATTCGTTGTTGCGTTAATAGCTGCTGTGATTGCGCCCAATAGATAAGAGTAACCAATATCTAGAAAGCCACCTTCAGGATCTCTAAGGAAGCCATACTTTGTGATTGTGTTAACTGGCTTGATACGAACCACTTCACGATCACCGTTAGATTCTAACTCTAGCATGTCAGATAACTTAGCGGCTCGCTGGTTTGATTTGTCTTTTACTAGCACATCAGAAAGCTCGAAACGTGGAATAATTCTTACTACCTGATTAGAGTTTTTTACTACAACGAAAGTATAGGGCTCTTCGTAGCCATCGCCATCCAAATCATAAAAGCCCTGTTGCTCAATAAACGTGGTTAGCTTGTCAGCTTCTGCTTGCTCTTCTGTGTCGTCTTCGTCGGATGAATCACCCAATGAAATATCAATATCAAGCCAAATGCCCTGTCGCTGTCGGTCTAACACTTCATTTTTTGATAGCTCAATAGTTTCACTAAATCTACGTAAACGAGTGATACTGTCTGCATCGTTATTGACTACAAAGTTAGGGTAAAGGATAACGTTTGAGACTGGACGACCTAAGCGAGAGTCGAAGATAGTCTTCTTAAATCCGCAGCCATCATATGGCAACTTGTATAAAAGCTTTTCGTGCTCATCGCGCCACTCTTCCATTTCTACATTGAGTTGATAGTTAGAGTATTCGGCAACACGATTTGCTTGCTTTTGCTTCTGACCGTCAGAATCTTGACCGATTATCGACGTTTTAACGATGTCTTCTTGACGCAATAGTTCTGTTGATGCTCGATCGCTAAACTTTAAAGCTGCTTGCATGAGTGTTGGCGACTTAAAGTTGCTCGCTCCTTCCCACGGTGTCGACTTGGCATTCTTTTCTTGCTTAACAAGCTCTAAGCCCGTTTTAACGAATCCTTTCCACTCTTCCATTGAGTCCAAATCAGCACGATAACCATCACATACATTCGAGCCAACTTTCATTAATGTTTCTTCGCTGAACATGTCAGCTATGTTTGGTTTAGGAATAGCCACGCCGTTATCAATAGTAAAATAGCTAGCTAATAGCTCAACACCTTCAGCCTCTTCTACCTCTTCGCGCTTTTCCACTAATTCAATTATTGCATCTGCCATTTTAATATCCCATTACGCTAACATCATCAATGTTAAAGTTATCATATTCATCATCGTTAAAGTCTGATTGTACTACAAACCCACCTGAAAAACCCAAAGCCATATATTGCTCTGCGTCTGCTGGGTGTGAATACTTGTTTTTATCTGGTTTATCTTTGAATCTCGCCTCGCCCGATACTTGCACACGCTTGTATTGATAGCCGCCAATCTTGCCTTTGCGGATCATAGGGCATTTTTTACTCACTACATAACCTGGCTCACCATCTACCAGTTTGATAATGTAAGAGTTTACCGCGTCTATACGCTTTGTCGGGTCATTGGTTGGTGCTGGTTCTGTTTCAAAGCCCATATTAAGCGGCTGTAAAACGTCACCGTCTGCATTGTCTTCAATGTAATCATCGTTAAGTATACCCATTGAGCTTTTAGCTTCTGACTCACCACGACCAGCGCCCGCCGGATCTATATAGCTGAATGCAACCTCAATACCGTAGAAATTCTTTTGAAGGAATGGCTTAACAACATCACGCGCAAACTGTCTTACCCCCATATTTTCGGCTACTAATTCAGATATGACGCGTAATTGCCCTCTGTCTGTCTGTTGGCCAATAATGCACGAAGGTGTTAACCCTCCATCCCATCCTAACCCAATAGGCAAGCCTTCAATCACGCCCAATGGTTTATCTGGGCAATGTATGCGGTCATTGTATTGAGGGTAGACAGGCTTACCATCTTTAATTGTGCCGTAGTTACCCATCACCATTACATTAATATGGTCTTCAGAGTTGCCAGCCAGCATGTCTCGATAGTATTTATACCCACCTGGTAAAAACTTTACATTCTCAGCCTTTGGGTTATCGAAATACTCACCGTCTACAATCGTGAAAGGTGAAGGTCCACGAAAGAAACCAAATATCTCTGCAACTGCTCGTTTGGCTTCTGGTGTTTTGTTTCCCCTTAAGTGCCCGTCTTCTGCTAGCTGATACCACCAATGATCGTCTTCAGGCGGGTTTGTATCCATCAATAATGATTTACGTGAGCAGGGTATATATTGAATATCGCCATCTTCATCTAGTAGCGGCTTACCATCTTCATCACGCTCTTTAGGTGCATCATAAATTAACTTGTCATTATGATCATAAACATCTGTATAGCCGTCAATCTGCGATGGATAGCGCCCTATTCTTTCCCTTGAGCCCTTTACAACTGCATAGGGTAATTCTCTAGCCTCATTCATGAAAACGCCGCTCACCTCTAGTGAGAGAAGCTTTTTCACGTCATCAGGTCGATCTAATGCCAAGAATATAAACTTACATTCAACTCTTGTACCGTCAGGCAAGGGATATGCCATATCACCACGCATCGGCTTTAAAGTGATTGAACATATTTCGTGGGGAATCCACTGTCTAAAAGTGGCAAGCGTTGTGGTTTCTAGCATGTCGTAAGTGTTACGAACGATAGCCCACTTAGATTTTCTAATGCCTTTATCGTTTGGCTCTTGTAATACGGCCAGCCTGTGCATTTCGTTAATGCACGTAACCGATTTACCATTACCTACCGGCCCTAAGAATCCACGAACAACTTTGTCACAATGATGAAACTTAGCGCCTGTTGCTGATGCTGCGTAATTAATCGTTGGCATCTACTGGCTTTGCTCCATAGTTCATATTGAACGTGGTAACTTCACCAGAATGCTCTAGCTCTTGTTTATCCGTCCATTTCTCGTTGAAGTCATCATTCTTACCGAAACGATTCTTCATGTTAAATATCCATGCTGTAGCATTGAAGTTTTCAACATTTCCGAACGCTGCTTTTCTGCCCATTTGCTCCCATTTACCCTTGGATAAATGTAATCCTCTTTTTACGGCCTCTAGAAAGTTAGGGTTTTGCTTTTGCCAATCTAGAAATGTTTGGAATGCACAGTTAAGCTCTAAGCATACCTCGGCCTTACTTGCGCCATCTTTCATTAACTCTATGACCTTTGCACAATACTCTTCTTTGTATTCTGACGGTCTACCAAATTTAGCTTTTTCTTCTACTTTCACAACCTTTGCTTCAGTCATGGCTTACCTCTTTTATTTGTAATTCCTTGTTGGTTGCCCACTATCACCGAATCTAAACGGCTTGGCGGACAGTTCTTTTTCTGCTTCTGACATTAAACGCCATTTGTTACACGCTTTACATTTAGTGTACGTGTTTGGCCTGTCTTTTACTGTTACGCACGTTTCGCAACTCATATGCTACACGCCGAGCCAATTGTGAATGTCACTTTGTTTGCGTTAAGAATCCTTCCAGCGTCTGTATAAACCGCGCACGCTGTCCAAGTTCCTGCTATGTCAAACTCAGTGCCATCAGTTGTATATTCGAAATACGTACTTGCTGCCACGGATTGAGCAGGCGTGAAACCTGGATCATTTGTTAACGCAACTGCTGGAGCCGTTACCGCTGGAGTAGTTAAATTTGTTGCTGTAAAGTTTGTGCCGTTGCTTGGAGCTGTAAAAACTATGCTTAGCGCCGTAAAGCCTGACATATCGAACCCAGTAGCAATCCTGAATGGCTGCCCTTTTTCGCCTACCTTAATTGTCATATTTCACCATTCTCACCAATGCCGTTATCATTTATTAATCCAGAATTACCTATACCGTAATTTGTCATTATAGCATTGGAACCAGAACCAATCACTATTAAGCCGTCTTCACCTAAACCATCAATATTTATTGTAGTGTTTTCACCGTGACCAATTGACATCAACCCAGCTACGCCAAGTCCATTTTCATTTATAAGCCCTGTCTTACCTACTCCGTAATTACTCATAGATGCGCTTAGTCCAAAACTGTATGTTATTAATCCGTCTTCACCTAACCCTACGTTATAAATAGAGCCGCTTAAGCCTAATCCGTTATCATTTAATTTTGCAAATTTTCCAAACCCTGGGCCAAGTTCTGTAGGAGTTAACAGCCCCCATGAATTACCCCAAGAATTACCCCAGCTTAAACCCCAACTACTAGCCATTTACGGCCCCCAAGGGTCAAGGTCTGCTCCCGTTCCAGTTATTGTCCCATCATTAACGCTTTGTACGTTGCTATCCACTTCATTAGCTTTTGTAAACGTCAAAGAATCAGTCTTAGCTTTAATCGCTGTAATGCTTGCGTTGTCAGGCGCTACCGTATTAGCGCTATCTGTGCCTCTCATGGCCGTTGTTGGTATTGCGTCCGTTACTGCTTTTACCGCTGCAATGTCTGCGCTTACATCAGCTGCCGGTGTTCCTATTTTAGTGTTAACAATGTCAACCTTTCCATCTACGGAATCTATAAGAGCAAGTTGGTTTGCTTCAGTTGCTGTTAGTCCAGATACGCCAGTTTCTACAATCAATGGCACGCCAGAGTAATCCATAAATATCGAATTGCCGGTAGTATCATAAGGGCTTGAAAAATCGCTCCTGTAATATCTCACGTCATTATCT